GACACCAGCGGCGGAGCGTTAGGAACGTCCAAGAAAATCACCGTCGCTAACCTGATGACCAAAGCCCCCGTGATAAGTGTCAACGGGGAGGTCGGCGCGGTGTCTTTGGACAGCACGGAAATCAAGCGGGTAGGCACGACGGGGGATTCGATTGACCAGGATTTGACGGCTGCGGAAAACAGCATCAACGAAATCAAAGCGGTTCTGAAGTACCCTTCAGCGACCGTCGCGGGGTTGCAGGTGAACGCTACGAATAAGTTAGAACTTGATTCGACTAATCAAAAAGCGGTATTCACCATTAACGGAACTACAGCGGCAACTATCGGCCCAAGTCAATCGCTGTTTCCAGCCCTGAAGGTTGGCCCTACCGCAAACGATTACACCCTTCCCGTAGCGCGGGGCGTGACGGGGAACGTGGCTGTTTACGATGATGCCACCCACACCTCGGAATGGCGGTCTTTGGCTACCGGTAATTTATCCGGAACCTCTGATGGCATCACCCAAGGCACGACTAACTTATTTCTTACCTCTGCCGAGCGCACCAAACTCACAAGCGTAACATCAGGGGCGGCGGTCGCCTCGGTAAGTGGCACAGCCCCGATTGTAAGCAGCGGGGGAACTACCCCGGCAATCAGCATCACAGCGGCCACCACCCTTGCAGCGGGTTCGATGTCGGCATCGGATAAGAGCAAGTTGGATGGAATCACAGCGGGTGCTGCCGTGGCTTCAGTTACCGGAACTGCTCCTATCGTAAGCAGCGGAGGGACTACGCCAGCGATTAGCATCACGGCCGCAACCACATCGGCGGCAGGGTCCATGTCTGCTGCAGACAAAACAAAACTCGACGGGATAGCGGCGGGCGCACAGGTGAACCAAAGCGCTTTCAGCAACTTCGCGGTGGCCACTCAAACCACCGTGGCCGCCGACACGACCACGGATACGGTCACGTTTGCGCAGGCCGGTGGCATGACCATCACCACCAACGCCACCACGGACACCATCACCTTTGATAGTGCACGTTTGGATGACGACGACGTTACGCTCGCGGGCAATCGCACGATCAACACCGATGGTAACGATTTGATAATCGAAAATACCACCGCCAACAAACTCATTGAGATACAACCCGATGCAGTAATAACTGCAGGCCTATCGGTCCGCAGTGTGAATGGAACGACGGCTGGAGCAATTACACTATTTGAAGCGACAAACAATGGCGGGTTCGGTTTGACATTGACCGCACCTGCACAGCTAACCGCCAGCACGACATTCACCCTTCCGTCGGCCGATGGCACAAATGGCCAGGTTGTGCAAACCAACGGCAGTGGTGTGATGTCGTTCGTCACGAAGAAGCACACCCAGGTCACAGGCAAGACCGTCGCCACAGGTGCGTGGTCGCTGGTCTCTGGGGTGTACGAGGCGAGCATTTCTGACGCGGCTATTCTCGCTACTTCCATTGTGGATGTAATTCCGAATAATGCGGATGCCAGCACAATTCGCACGGCTGGGTTGCTGCCTCGCACAGACAGCAGTTCGGGGGCGGTCAAGATTTACGCCACGAGCGCCCCAGCAGCGACCATCACAGTGACCTTAAATATCTTTGACCTGTAATGGCAGTAGGAAAATTTGCGGTTCCGGCATCGGCCACAGGTGGCGGCGGAACACTTACACGCACGCTACGGCAATACACCGCAGGGGCTACGTGGACAAAGCCATCGGGCTTAATTATGGTGGAGGTAGTGTGCGTAGGAGGCGGAGGCGGAGGCGGTTCCGGAGGCACTTCGGCCGCAGGTGTCGCGGCGCGTGGAGGCGGCGGCGGAGGCGGAGCGTGCGCTACATGGGCTAATTTATTGGCATCCTCTTTAGGGGCAACGGAAACCATTACCATCGGAGCAGGAGGCACAGGAGGCACGGGTTTATCCGGTTCCAATGCGTTAGGAGGCACAGGCGGCGCAGGAGGTGATACAACCTTTGGGGCGCACGTGTTAGGAAAAGGTGGGAATGGGTCGCGCAACAACGGCCAAGGAGCAGCGGTAGTGTATTTGAGCGCAACCAATTCTACTCCCGACTGGGCTTTTTCATTTATTGTTGGAGGCAACGGAAAGGATAGCGCGTCAGGAGGTACTTCGGGGCAGAACGGGGCAACACAAGCCCTTGATTCGACCGCTGAAAACATTGCCGTGAATCCTGGCGCACCTCCGGGAGGTGGGGTAAACTCATCGAACGCGGGGTCTAACGGAGCCAATGGCACAAGAGTTTACAACTGGTCTGGGGTTGCAGCGAATTCGGCGGGCGCAGGAGCGCAACCGGGTGGAAACGGAAACACAGGAGCATCCAATGCGGGAAATCGTATGACGCATTCACCCATAATAATGCTATCCTCACCAACCATTTCCATCGGCTGTTCCGGTTCATCAGGGGCAGGCAACCCTACAGGCAACGGAGGCAACGGAGGGGCGGGCGGTAACTATGGCGCACCGGGAGGTGGCGGAGGTGGAACACGTAATGGATTTACGAGCGGTTCAGGGGGCAACGGATCGGGCGGATTTTGTTTGGTACTCGAATACACAATTTGATGATTTACGCAATTATGAAAGACGGATACGTCATAAACCGCATCCTTGCGGATGAGACACCCACGTATCCATTTCCCCACGACTACATCTATGAGGACGTGGAAGGCATTACATACATTGGCGATTGGTACGAGGAAGCCGAGGGTCTGTTTTACCGACCCGTAAACGGAGTTCCCCCGGACGTACCCACAGAACTTGTGCCCAATGGCTAAAGCACAAAAAATCGTACAGCGGATTGAGCGGGAAGTATCCCGGCCGGGTGTACACGCGAAAACGAAACAATCGCAACTGAAGAGCAGCAAGAATTACGTCAAACCATATCGCGGCCAAGGGAAGTGAACTACGAAATCATCGCGATTGCCTTAACCGGAATCACTCTGATTGGGTCAATCATCAAAATGTGGATGTCTATGAACGAGGAACTCACGAAGGTTAAAGGCCGAATCATTGCCTTGGAAAAGACGGAGACGGAGGTGCTGCGGTTTATGGAAAAGGTGCAGGACACACTCACCCGGATGGACAAACTCTTATCCAAACACGGAATCGAATGAGACGCATCAATCGAATCATCTTGCACTGCTCCGCGACCGAGGCAGGCATCAACCACGATGTAGATGACGTGCGGCGGTGGCACAAAGACCGAGGCTGGGCGGACGTGGGCTACCACTTTGTCATCACGCTCGACGGGAAGGTGCAAATGGGCCGTTCGTGGGAAGACATCGGTTCCCACACGAAAGGGCACAACAACGACTCCCTTGGCGTGTGCTATATCGGTGGAATGAAAGATGGCCGTCCAAAGGACACCGTCACCCCTGAACAAGATAAAAGTATCCGCAACCTCATCGCGGCACTCCGTACTATCTTCGGGCCGTTGAAGTTGCACGGGCACAACGAGTTTGCGAACAAGGCGTGCCCCAGTTTTAAAGTGAACGAGAAATACCCTGAACTATGTTAGACGCAGATGTCATCCGAGATTTAGAGAAGAGCGGTGCCGAGGGCATGGCCGACTGGTCAAATGTCTTTAGCGGGACTGCCTTAAACACGTGGGAGGATGCGATGAACGCCATCCTCAATGAAGACCTCGAGACCGCGCAGGAGGCTTTGGAAGACCTCCAAGGGCTGGTGAACCCACGCGATGCCGAGGCCTACTCTGTGGCCCGTGGCGCACTCACGTGGTTCGAACGCATGATGGACAACTACTGATGGAATGGCTGTATCAGAACTGGGCGGAACTCCTGCTGGCAGTCATCGCTTTCGCAGGAACCGTGACCGCGCTGACGGAGACCAAAAAGGACGACCAAATCCTGGACATCCTCAGACGAATCGTGTCCGCGATTTTGTTGGGCAAGTCCAAGTGAACCCTTTGTGGGGTCTGCTGTCCAAGTTAGACCTCACGGAGATTTTTAAGACCAAGGGAGACCTCAAGCGGTGGTCGGCCAAGCGCACCATCGGTGGCGTGGTGGTCTTGACAGCGTGCAATGACATCGTAGCCCACGGCATCAGTTGGCCAGGGGTGGTGATGTGCGCTGTTGGATTGACCCCTTTGTGTCTTTCCTTTATGGAAGAATAGTTCCGATTTGTTGTTTGACGGGGGCGTGTCCTAACGAGGGCGGCCCCCTCTTTTGTGGATAAAAATTAGGGAACAGGTAGCAATCTTTCAGTTGGAAGTGCGTACGTTTGCAACGTTAAACAACGCACGAATGAAAAAGATTCAGTTGATTCAGGGAGCGGGAACCTTCGACTCGCAGTACGGAACCTTGTACAAGTTCGAGTACCAATTCGAAGACAACACGTGGTTGGTGGCCAACCACAAAGAAGCCAAGAGTCCGTTCAAGCCAGGCGACATGGTGGAGATAGAGGTGACTCGGGAGTTTAACGGAGTGCCCCACGGCAAGGTAAAAAAGCCTGAACAGGCACGGCCCCAGTCCGGAGGGAGGGAGCAGGTCATCGAACGCCAATGGGCGATTAACGCGGCCATCCAATTCCTCAAGAATAACGACCCCGACTATTGTCCGATGCCGCACACGCTGGACAACGTGAAAAACCTCGCTATCGAACTCAGCAAAATTCGCGACCAATGGGAGACCTATCAAGCACCCACCCAAAGTCCCCCATTTTGACGTTGCGTTCGTTCTTGCGAGCGCACTGGGGTGAAATCCAAATCGCGGAGGAGTGGTTTGGCAAAACGCGGAAGACGTTTAATCGGTGGCTTGCGGACGACCCTCGGAAGTTTTTAACCATACTTCCGGAGTTGTGCGCGGCCACCGGCACCCCGCCAAGCGTAGTGATGGACATGATTCTTCAAACAACAAACGAGGTCGACTATGTCAAACGAATACAAGGTGTTCAAGGGGATTTGGATTCCCCGGCAAATCATCAACCACCCCTCCTTGACAGCCATTGACAAGATGCTGTGGGCGGACATCGATTCCGTGTCGGGAGAGAATCGTGGATGGGTAAAGATGAACAAGACCGTCGCCGACGAATTTGGCGTGAGCGAGCGGTCAATCACGAGGGCCATCTCGAAGTTGAAAGAGGCGGGTTTGGTGAA